CAATTATTTTTCCAGGAAAAGGATTTTTAAACAATTCTGGAAAGTACACAAACCTAACTGCAGAATTCTGGTTAAGAATAAACAATGAAAGTGTTTCTCCAGTTAGAATATTTGGACCACTTACTTCAGATGATGGAATTTATGTAGAGTCAAGTTTTATTACAATAAAAGTTGGAAAGCACGTTAAGTCATACTTTATTGGAAGTTGGTATAGACCAATGCTTGTTCATTTTAACCAAAGCCCAAATGAGATATCTTTAATGATAAATGGAGAAAAAGTTATATCTATACCAGTTGACTTAGAGCTTATAGAAAGTCTGACATCAGAGTCTGAAGATTTCTTAGCATTTTTTGGGGACGATAAAATTTCTATTTTTGAAATAGATTGCTTCTCTATATTTCCATACATAGTATCAGAACAAGTTGCAAAAAGAAGATATGTCTATGGTCAAGGAGTAGAAGAGCAGGATAGTTTATTAGAAAATATTAATGGAGATCTTCATCAAATTGATTTTGCTTTTTCTGGTTATGGTTCAACAATTAGCTATCCAGATAGAACCCAATGGGACAGCGGCTACTTTAATAATTTAAAGGTGGACTCATCAGGACTATCTTTAATAGACTACAATCTCCCAGAAGTTTTATTTAATTATGTTTCTGCATCATCAACAGTAACACAAATACAAAGTGAAAACTTTTTATCATCATTTGAATCAGATAACTTTTTAATTCAAGATGAGACCTATCCATTTTTATCAATGTCTCCAAGTGCAAGCTATTCAAACTACTATGGAACCCTGTATTTTTCTAAATTAAATCAATTAAACCATCCAACCTCTTCCGTGTATGGAATTTTTAAAGCACCACAAGGAGTTAGTCAAGAACAGACTATTTTATATTTTGAAAATTCTAGAAACAACGATTACTTTAAAGTAGCACTAAGCTCTGGTAGTTTACAGTATATCTATAATGGATCAGTTTTAACTAAGACCCCTGTAGCTAGTGGAGAGTTTTTTGCAGCTGGATTTGATATAGATAAAATTTCAACAACCTATGCTTCGCAAATAAAAAACTTCTTTTCAAATACTGAGACTATATCTTTCAATGTGGCTGGATACGGTGAAAGCAAGTTCTATGGAAAAATGTTTTCTTTAACAATTAATAATAAATTCTATACAGAAAAAGATTCTTTGTTTAATGAATTTGGAATTGCAGAAAAAACTTTTACTGGAGATAAGTTTTCCTATGTTGGATCGTACACGCTGGTTCCAAAAATGTCTAACTCTACAGTTTATTTAGATATAGCATCTTCAGGGTATTGGGAAAGCTCTATTCCACTTTCTTATTTTGGAAAATATATAACTGATTCAAAAGGAAATAGGGTGTACGATTTAGATTTAATTCAATTTAATATTGATGCTCCAACTAGCCCATTTGTTACAGGAGATGAAATTTCAACAGATTTTCAAAATTCTAGTCCAGTCAAGTCATACATAACTTTACAAGAAAAAACAAATGTTGGTATGGTTCCATATACAGACTATGTTTTAACCAGGTTGATATCTCAAGAAAGTAAGATTTTAGATTTTGATGAAGAAAACGATTTAGAAACAACAAAGTTTCTTGTATCAGATGGAACAATCGTATTCCCTCCAGACTTTATAGGAAATTTTTCAGATTACTATATAGGAGTACATATTGAGTTAAAGTCAGATGGAACAAAGACAAACAACTTAAAAGTTAAAAGAATGTCTTTTGCATCTTTATCATTTGATGAATCAGAGTTTTTTGCAATAAATACTACTGGTGGAAGAAAGGTTTATCCAATTGTTAAGACGCAAGACCAATATGTTTATGATCAAAAAAATCCAGTAATTATAGATATTGAGTCTAGCCCTTACTTATATCTAACAAAAAATTCTGGAATACATGTTGCACCATACTTAGAAGAAAGTGGTCTTGAAAGAGGAATATCTTTTCCAATTAATCCAGAGCTAAGATCTAGTTTTACAGCAGCTGGAATTCAACTATTTATGATGTTTGACAAAGAAAGACTTTTTTCTTCAAGACAGTTGTTAGGAAGAATTATTTCATCAGACAGATCTGTAGACATTGTTTTAATTCCAGAAGAAGATCAAAAAAGAGCCTCTCTAAAGTTTTTTGACACATTTACACAGAATGAAGAAACTGGATTTAAAGCATTTTTAAATGGAAGGTTCAGCGACAATATTTTAATTAGACCGCTTGAATGGAACGTTCTTACCGTTTCTTTTGAATCCAGCTCCTTTGAATTAAATTCAAGAATTGCACAGCTAGAAATTTATTCAGGAATAGTTGTTAATAATGTTGCTATCTTTAAAAAATCTACCGAAGTTTCTAGCATATCAGAATCTTCAAATGAGTGGATCAATATACTTAGAGACCTAGACGTTTATGGAGCAGCTCAGCCAGAATTTGATTGGGACTATTGGCAGGATGATACTGAGCAGGGTGGTGTTGGATTTGCTACATGGACTAACGTTCTTAATTTCCAAAGGAATACTGCAGTAAAAATTACTATCAATGGAGAAGGAATTTTTAATTCATATACTGGTCTTTCTTCTGTAGTATCTGACGATAATAGCATTCTAAATGTCAATTTTGACAGTATAAGACTGTTTAATGACGTAACTTGGGACACTTTTGTGACAAAACCTGTATAGTCGTGGTACAATAATGTCATGGATTATCTAGAAGGATTACAAAAACTGCCAAACAAGCCAAAAGTAAGCTACGTTGAAAACGATGCTGAATATGGTCTATATGTTTGGAAAACAGAAACAGGCAGAGTATTTGGAGATGGAGATGGAAGTTTTATGAACATTCCAGCCAGAAAATATGATTTAACTGCTATTAATAGAATTACACAAGCTGCAGCACATTACGGAGCTGGTCCAGGCAAGGCAGTATTTATGCCAGGAGTTACAAGAATTACAGAAGAAGAGCATTCTGTTCAAATTGACAGAATGAAGCAGGGCTATATTCCAAGTGAATTCGATACTGGTGCTTTTGCTGATGCTGCAAGGGGGCTAAAAGAGCATGGAAATGACTAATGAAGTAATTGCTAGAATTGATAATCTAGACAAGAATAAGCCATCTGCAAATAAAACAGATGACTTTATGACAGAATCAGATCTTGTAAAAAGTTTTGATGGAATTGATGCAAACTTTAAGAGAAGAATTTCAAGGATGAGCAAAGCCTACACTGGTCAAGATGGTGCAAAGTCTAAGCAACTATTTCCAGAACAAGATGTAACTACAGCCTATGGTCTTTTTGACGTTGTTTTGCCACCATACAATCTTGATGAATTAGCATTCTTTTTTGATAACTCTTTTGCAAACCATGCTGCAATTAATGCAAAGGTTGCAAACACCGTTGGTCTTGGGTATGGTTTCATAATGTCTGATATTGTTAAAGCAAGAATAGAAGAGATTGAAGATACAAATCAAAGAGTTAGAGCCCAAAGAAAAGTTGAAAGAGCAAAGTCTGAACTTGCAAATTGGCTTGAAGAACTAAATGATGAAGATACCTTTACTCACGTCCTTGAAAAAGCAATGACGGACTATGAAGCAACTGGTAACGGATATATTGAAATTGGAAGAAAGAATACTGGAGAGATTGGATACATTGGTCATATTCCTGCTACAACAGTTCGTGTAAGACGTATGCGTGATGGCTATGTACAGATTGTAAATCAAAGAGTAGTTTACTTTAAAAACTTTCAAGACAAAAAAACAATAAATCCTGTAACAGCAGATCAGAGACCAAATGAACTTATTCATATTAAAAAGTACAGCCCTAAGAACACATACTACGGAGTTCCAGATGTTGTTTCTGCTGCAACATCAGTAGTTGGAGATCAACTTGCTGCAAGATACAACATTGATTATTTTGAAAATAAAGCAGTGCCAAGATATATTGTTACATTAAAGGGTGCAAAGCTAAGTTCAGAAGCAGAAGATAAGCTGTTTAGATTCCTACAGTCTGGTCTTCGTGGACAAAACCATAGAACACTTTATATCCCACTTCCTGGAGATGGTCCAGACAACAAGGTTGAATTTAAAATGGAGCCAGTTGAAAATGGAATTCAAGAAGGCTCGTTTGATAAATACAGAACTTCAAATGTTCACGACATTCTTATGGCACATCAGGTTCCAATTTCAAAAGTTGGATCAGACCCTGGCAGTTCAATTGCATCTGCACTTGTTTCAGATAGAACTTTCAAAGAGCAGGTTGCAAGACCGTCTCAAAAGAATTTAGAAAAAACAATCAATAAGCTTATTAAAGAAAAAACAGACATTCTTTTGCTAAAGTTTAATGAACTAACTTTGACTGATGAAAATACTCAAAGTCAAATTGATGAAAGATATCTAAGAGCACAAGTTGTTGTTCCAAATGATATCAGACCTAGACTTGGACTCCCAGTAGTTCCACAAGGAGACACTCCAGTAGTTATGACCCCTCAACAACGTGCAGAACAGAATGCTCAAATGTCTGGAACAAGACAAAGAGATCAGCAAAGAACTGATCAGGCATCTGATTCTACTTCAACCACTACAGGAAGAAATCCTGGTGGCGAAGGAAGATCTGTAGTATAATATAACAATATTATAAAATATAAAAAAATACATATATAATAGGAATAACATGACTAATTTAAGCAAGGCTTATTGGACATCAGATAACGATGATATCAAGTTATCAATGCCAATCGCTAAAGTAGATGTAGAGCGTAGAATCGTTTCTGGATTTGCTACGCTTGATAACATTGACAAGCAAGCAGATATTGTTCCTACTGATGTTAGTATAAAAGCCTTTGAAACATTCCGTGGCAACCTAAGAGAAATGCATCAAGCTATTGCAGTTGGCAAGGTTGTTAATTTTAGACAAGAAAAATTCTTTGATAAGAATACAGACAAACTTTATAATGGTGTCTATGTAGATGCATATATTTCTAAGGGTGCTCAGGATACTTGGGAAAAAGTTCTTGATGGCACTCTCTCAGGCTTTTCCATTGGTGG